TAGCAACACTCCCTAGAATAGTAACTGAGTCTCCTGAAACTCCTTGAGATCCTGTTACACCTTGTAATCCTTGTATCCCCTGTAATCCTTCTAACCCCTGTATACCCTGAATACCTTGTAGTCCAGTTATTCCCTGAATTCCCTGTATTCCTTGTGTCCCTTGTGTCCCTGTAAAACCTTGTGTTCCTATTTCACCTTGTGCCCCAATAATACCTTGAGTACCTTGGACACCTTGTATACCTTCTAAACCTTGACTACCAGTATTTCCTATAATGCCTTGTGTTCCTTGTATTCCTTGAGAGCCTGTGTTTCCAGTAGCACCCTGTGTACCATTAACACCTTGGGCACCTGTAGAACCAGTTATGCCTTGTGACCCTGTTAAACCAGTTTCACCTTGTGCACCAACAGCTCCTTGAGATCCAGTAATACCTTGAGACCCAGTATCACCCGTTATACCTTGGGAACCTTCTGTCCCTTGAGAACCAGTAGAACCTGTTATTCCTTGAGATCCAGTAAGACCAGTAGTTCCTTGAGGACCTTCCGTTCCTTGAATGCCAGTTGAACCTATAGCTCCTTGTGATCCGGTAACACCAATACTTCCCTGACTACCTGTTATACCTTGAAGTCCTTGAATACCCTGTAAGCCTTGAGTACCCTGAACTCCTTGGACTCCTTGAGTTCCTACAACTGTACCACTAGCTACCCAATCTACTATCTTTTGTAAACTTTGAGTTACTGTAGAATCTTTAGGTATAATAGTTTGTGTACTTGTATTAATACCTGCACCTGTATATACAACACAATCAGTATCAAAAGATTCTGCACACTTTTCTTCTTCATCACAAGCTACTGCTGTAGAGGGTGGTGGGGTTCTTAAACCGGGTGTACATACTGTACATTGACCACAGTTGTTACAACTAGTAGATACAAAAATACTATCAAGTACACTGGATCTTTTTGGTATCATTTAGTTTTTTATTATAATTCAGCAAAAGTAATAAAAGCTACAAAAGCAGGTGTGGTAGAATCGTATACTACTGACTTAGAAATTAAATATTTTTGTGGATTAGCTGTAATATAAACATTAATACTTGTTTCTAAAGCAGATGCTGTAGCTTCTGAAAAAATAACTTCTGAACAATGGCTTAATTTTCCTAAGCTTAATCCTTTAAGTACTTTAGATTGGAAAGGAAAGTTATTTCCTTTATTTCCGTATGATTTTGTGTTTCCTATTGACATGATTATAGTTTATAATATAATATACTAAAAATAACTGATATTAGCAAAAAACCCTGAATGTTTAATCCAGGGTTTCTGTTTCTTAAATTAATGCTATACTAGGATAAGGTAATGAACCTTTACTACATTGTTTAATGCGTCTACACCAGCTCCGTTGCTAAGAACTACTTTAAATGAACCTGCTGCAATATCAGCTACTCCTACTACAGGAATACCAGTTGCTGCTTCATCATATTCAACAGATACTAAAACCTTAGACCCAGCTAAAACATTAGAATTAGTTACAATAAAAGAAGCTTTAGTATTAGCTGCTAAAGTAGATGAAACTGTAGTAATAACTCCATTAAGAGCATTAACAGTGACTCCTGTTGTAATACTTGTATCTTGAGTTACATTTGCTGTATGATACAAAGTTTGTAATGGTGCAGCATTAACTGCAAGAGATAAGTAACCATCATCGCGTGAAGGATCTTTTGCTCCTACAGCAAGTAAACTAGTTACGTCAGTTGGTAATGTAGCACGGTATTGACCGGCTTTAATCCAAGAGATAAAATTTAAAATGTCCATGATAAATGTTTTATGTTTGTATACAGTATAATATACTAAAAATAAATGGTATAAAAAAATCCTTGAGTTATATTTCAAGGATTTCTTAAAGAGTAATATGAATTAAAACTAAAATGTTTTAAGCACGTATCCTATTAAAAAAGATACAATACATAATAAAATTATTATTATATTAGCTTTTATTTTTTTAGTTTCATCCATTTCCCATATATGTTCTTTATGATTATATGAAGGATGAAGAGTTTCAAGAATTTTATTCCAGCATATTATAATTGATAACAGCATTAAAAAAAGGCCTAAAAGTTTTAGTATCATAACGTATCAATTCTTTTTTGTAAATATACTATAGCTTTTAATAAATCTTCTCTTTCTGTAGATTTATTTTTTTTACCAGCTCTTGCAACATACTTAATTACATTCCCTAAATAAAAATCTTTATCTAATCCCCATGCTTCAAGTACATTAAATACTTCGTATTTATTATGCATGCCTCCATAATAAGAAGGTCTTATTGCAGCACTTTTTTCTACAGGATAAGCATTACAAAACGGTTTAGAGTTGTAAGGATTATATTTATTTGCAGTACTGGTTACATTATAACCTTTATTTGCTAAATCTTCGTCTGTTATATTTGCCATGATTACCAAACAATTACAACATCACCTTCATTAAGCACAAACTTAATTTCTCCGTCAATATCAAGTCTTTCTACTACTTCTAGATTTAAAGCAGATGTACGGATATAAACTTGGTCTCCAACTTTTACATCTTCAACTTTGTTACCCACTGCATAAATAGTAAGTTTATTCCACATCTTCATAGCGTCAGCCATTATTGCTTCCTCATCTTTTTCAGACAGCTTAATTCCTGATTCTTTTCTTACAGGCATATCTACTAGAATAGTACGACCTCTTAATAATTTAAATTTACTCATAATCTTAATGTTTAAATGTTATTACTTTTAATACTGCCATTTGTGCACTTACTATTTCACCTACAGCATGGTCAAATAAAAGACTCTTAATCGGAGATTTTCCGTTTTTGTTGTATTCTTCTAACAACAAATTAGTAAGATCAGCCATAGTCTTTTTTACTTTATAGATAGATCCTTCTTCTTCTGTAGAGAAGTCCACGTCTGATAACTGCTCTCCAAAAGATAATACCTTTGTTTCTTTAAAAACAACTTCTGGTTCTTGGGTTTTTACTTCTTCCATTTTATAAAATTTAAGCTTCGTACTGATCCAAATCTCTAGGAGTTTCGGAATTTTCTTTTTTCTGATTATTTAATAGATCAAATTTAATTTGCTCAAGTAAGCCAATTAAAGTTACTGCAGGCATCTCAGCTTTATTAGTGTTGATCTCAATTTCGACTCCTTGATTATCATGCAGATGGATTGCAAGGATTGTTATTTTTTCTGACATAAAAAATTGGTTTTGACAAATATAAATATATTTTATACATAAAACAAAAATCCCTAGAATATTTTCCAGGGATCTTTTACCTAATAAATTAAATTAAATTAAAGGGAATCCTTTACTATCTAGAGATTTAAGTACCTTATTACCTTGACGTTTAGTTTCAAATATAATGATTCTACCGCCTAATGGTTTTGGTGGGGCACCTCTTTCAACATGCCAACCTTTAGAACCATCTTCATATTCTTCTTTGTAAGTACCTGTAATACAATGATGAATTTGTTTTAATCTAATTTCTGTTATGTTTGAATGAATATGTAGAATTTCTCTGCTGTCATTTCTACAACTATTTTCATGTATATGCCCCATAGAAAACAAGTCAAAGCCTTCATATGTTTCTAATGCTCTAGTAAGGTTGATTGCTCCTTTTGTCACAATACCACCGCCTCCAGAACCATGGAAATATTTGTGTTTAAAACTTACAATAACATTTCTACTACAGTTTATTTCATAAACTACCCAACCACCATAACCACCAGTATAAACTTCAGAACCTGTGGTTATATTTAATAAATCAACAAAGCGTTGTAGGATATCAGTTTCTTGCCATTTAATAATAGCTGTTTCGTGATTACCATAACCAACAACTTTTATAATATGAGCATATGGAGTAAACCACTCTACAGCAGTTTCTACAATAGAATCTAAATATTTAAAGTTATTATGTTCAGGTAAAACATCTGATTTATTACCTCGTTTATCACCACGCCCTTGCATTAAACAAAAAAGATCCCCAGTAATAACTACAGGAATCTTCTTATCAACGCAATAATCAAGATGTTTTTTTAATAGGTCTCTGTCACATTTTGGGTTATCCCAATGTAAATCTGAAAGTACAGCAACTTCATTATATGCTCCTGCTAATGAAATCTTATGTACATTCTTGCTAATTTTTTGTACCATAATACATTGATTTTGACAAATATAGTAATTTTATTTTATTTTAAGCTTATATACTTAAATCATTCTGTATCATAAAACATTCTTTCTGAATCTTCTGTGTGCCATTTATCAAATCCTTCGCAATTAAAATAATCCTTATTAACTAAGTAATCTGGTTTTTCTGGAAATGGTTTAGTTACGAAACTAGGTTCTGACCATTTAATTCTATTGTTTGGTTGTAAAGCAATTTGACCATTATCAAGTAAAATAATATGATGTGATTTGTGTTCTAAAGGATCTTCCGCTAAAGATAAATCTGTGTTAAGATCATTAGCCCCCCAATTAATAGTAGCATAATAGCTACCCGGGTAGAATTTATGATCTTTCATATACACCTCTACTTTAGTATCATACAAATATGACAAATTTATAAGAGTAAAGTTATAAGAAAAACAATTCCATATTTGAAGATAGTGGAATGGTAAATCTGGATCTGGCATATTAGGCTCATGAAGTAGGGCGTGAGATGGTAGCTTGTCTCTAAGTACTCCGTTTTCTAATAGTACTTGAAACAAAGCTGCTTGTCCTGGCATACATCTAACCGACATAATAATTCCTGGTGTTAACTCTCCATGACCTTTCTTACCTTGGTACATATACTCATTTCTTACAAATACTTTAAGTGGAAAAAAATTGTGTTCTATATATGCCATAGTAAATATTTTATTACAAATATAAAAAAAAAGTTATAACAAGTACCCCGGGTACATTCTGCCAAGATCTGACCCCCCCCAGAAATGTCTAGTTTACTTCAATAAAAACTGGACAACGGGATATGGGTTTTTAGTATGTAAGAGGTTATAGTGGGTCCTTACTAAATGACCCCCCGGTCCTTCAAACTTCGGTGGTACCCCCCTTGCTTTCTGACAGGGATCTTTTAGGTCTGCCATGAAAAAAACTTTTTCTTCCTCTGTCAGAAACGTTTTTTGTCTGTGCAGACGTGGCTAACCCATGAACTGCATATCAAATAAAATTATTAGCTATGAAAGATCTTGTAACCAAATCTGCTCTTGTGAGCATCTTTAATTCCAAACAGCATGACTTCCTTTACATTATAAAGCAAATCAATTCAGACCTCTTCTTACCAAGAGTTCCGAAAGCTGTTGTAAAAGATATGATAAAGTCCGCTGGACTGTATGATATCTCTTACCGCATCTATACAAATGAAAAAGGATATGAATCCGTTTTCATAAGTAGAGCTGCAAAGATTGTGACCAAATAGGTCATAATCTTTTTTCTTCCCTCTTCTTGCTAACCCATAACTTAAGTAGAATTATAATTTTTAACAGAAACTTCGGTCCAAATGATACAGACTGAAGACATGAAGAAGAACTGTTGCAACAGTGTCAGAACATGTTATCGGGATAAATCAGACGTGATTATCAGGTCATTGAAAGTACAGGATTTCAAATAGATATTATTTAGCATTAATGAGCCTGTAATCATTAATGTTATAAACAAAAGGAATATGTCTGATTAAAGGACATATTCTTTTTCATTAAGCCCTCTTTTGGCTAACCCTTAACTTATATTGATAAATAATTATTCATTAACTAATAAGCAATCATTATGAAAGCCGTTTACACAAGCAATTACCTTCGTAAAGAAGGAGAACAAAAAGGAAAAACTTTTCACATTTACACCATTAAGGGTGCAGTAGAAGATGTGAAAGCATACATGAATACTCCTCAATTTAAGAAGTATCCACGTAAATCTCCTACCGGAGAACCACAAATGCATACAATGTATATGGATGCATTACGTGACGAGTTACCATTGTATCTTAAACAAGATGGAAACTATACATTGGATCAATCTGAAACCAGAAAAGATACTGCAAGATTGGAAATGTTAGAACAAAGTTCTTCTGCATTAGCAAATGCATTTGCAAGTAGACTTGCAGATAAAGTATTTGGAACAGGAAAAGTATCTAATGCAAATGCATTTATACAAGAACCTGTTGCATCTGGAGAAGATGCAGAGTTAGATGCAGACATGTAAGATGAGGAAGTAGGACTTAGGTCCTACTTTTTATTTTTTAATAAATAGTAAACCCTCTTCTTGCTAACCCTTCACTTGAATTGAGAAATAATGCTAAAGCATCATTTTGTTTTTTTTAGTAATTAGTAATTACAGTATACACTCTGTGTACATCTACAACTATACTCAATACTCAATACTTATTACTAGTAGTATAATACTATTTGGTAGTATGTTTTGATACTTAGGTAGGAAGATAAAGTTGTCTCCACCCTGTGTAACAAGTAGACTCACTTATTGATACTCAAGTAGTTACAAAAACAATTAAATGGTGGAATGTTAGTGTTAATGTTGTTTAGTATCAAACTATCAACCATTTAATACCTTCAACACCATACTCAAAACAGTATAAAACACTATATAAACTATATATTATATAGCTAAACTAATAATTAAGCATATGATTGACAAACAAAAAAGAAATGAATACATTGCAATAGGCATTATACTAGGAGTTGTATTATACTCTATAGTACTATACTCATTTGTTCATTTATTACACGTACCTGTAAGATAGTAATATCTTCCGGGATTTATGATTTTTAACTCAAAAAACAATTTATTATGAACTCAACTATGATTAAAACTGCAATTGCAGTAAAACAAGAGCTTATTACATTTGCTCAACAGTTCTATGGTACAGAACTAAAAGAAAATACCATTAGTGATTTATTATCACTACCTATTGAAGACCAAATATGGTTACTCAATCAATACAAAGAAGAAATACATTCATTTGTACAACCGGATTTAAATAGTTTATATTAATCTTTAAAAACTAATAATTATGATGTTTGAAGATGCTCAAGATATGTATATTTAAAGGGGTAGAAATTGACCACTTAAAACAATAAATAAAAACAAAAATTATGATGTTTGAAGATGCCCAAGATATGTATATGCTATACAGTATACATCCGGAATT